GGTGAGAGAAGATAAGTCCGCTTATGTTCGCTCAGTCGTAGACCCCACAGTCTTCACAGGGGTGGTGTGGACAAAGATTATACATTGTATAGTCCCACATCAGATTCATGGCTCGCCGTAAATACAAGAGTAAGATGAATAAAATTGAACCTAGTGAAATGACACTAACCTTTGCAACTGCTGTTACATCAGCAGGATCACAAGAAAATCATTACATTGATTTGTCTCAAGTTGCAAGTTTAGTAAACAGACGGTTTTACCGTCAAGGAATTAATTGGGCTGTAAGCGGATTTAAATTCCTAGTAGGCGCTGGTTTTGGAACAGTTAGTATTCAAAAGTTGCCTAATACTTGGACCATGAGTAATTCATGGGAAAAGGGAATGAGAACTTGGATAAAGATGGTTTCTGAATCTTCAGAAGAATCTTCCAGTGTTCGACCAAGATTTATGGATTTCAAAATCTATGCTGATGCTGATCATCATAACAAAGGATTTGGAGCGAATTTATTACCTCTAAATACCGGCGGAACTGCTGCTGCGGGTGAATGGTCTCCTAGTACCGTTCATATCCCTCAGGCTACAAATGCAGGTCCAGCTACTACAACAGATGCTGAACTTATTGCTGTTGGTGCCAATTGGCCACCGGCAGGACCATCCGGTATGTCTGCGGTTTCCCTAATTGAGGGATATGCCGCAAGTCGAGCATTACCTAATATTATCGACCCTAATACACCAGATGACGCTACTGACGTTACTGGTGGTACACCTGAAAATTGGATTTCGGCCATTTTTAATGAAGGAAATACACAAGATGAAGAAGTTATTACTGATTTGCAAAATCAAAATAGTCTTGCACCATATCCATTTGAGAATGATGGTGTAAGTACGGATACTATGTATCCTGGCGGAGCCAATCAAATGCCTGGGCTGAGTATTCACGATCTAGTATCGTATACAGCCACCACAGTTGGTGGTAAAGCGTTTGGAAAAGGTGGTAATTTCCCTTGTGGTTTAATTAAATTAACACATGAAGTTCCTTTAGAATCTATTGCTCATAATTTGCTAATTCAGATAGATTTGGTCCCGGGATCTCATCGAGGTTACTTGTGTGAAAACATGACGGAGATGTGAGGGTGTTGCAAATGACTGGTGAAGTTTTAGAACAAACAAAGGAATTGTCTTTGGGTGCAAAGTTGATAACACAATTAAGAGAGAATCGAGTTGAAGCAATGATCGTAACGATTTTGCTTTATTCAACTGGACTTTTTGAAAAAGCGTATGTTGCTGGCGTGGGTGTTTGCTGATGCGATGCAACCACAAGATAGGAAAACGCCGATGTAAAGCTCATGCCCTAAAAGGCAAAAGAAAATGCATGTTTCATGCTAAGCCCGGGCAGAAAAAGATTTACAGAAAAAAGAAGTGAATCAAATGTGGGAAATATTGTTGGGATATGCACTTGAAAAAGTGTTTGGTTCACAAACAACCGCATTTGAGATAGGTGGGGAGTATGTTCAGACGTCAGTTCCTGGAGCAGCCGCACCACAAGCAATTGGGACGGCTATTGTGGAGCCTACTATTGATGTCGTCACTAATCCAAGTATGGTTTGTGTTCGACCCGAGTCTACTCTTGGTAGACCTATGCTTCAACTTGGGGGTAACCCATTTACACCAATAATTTTGAAGGGAGCTGAAGAGTTGTTGAAACTCACAGGTCAAGATCCATACTCAAAAGGCGAAGTGTATTGAGATGGGAAATATAGACAAAGAGAAACCCTGCCCAGAATGTGGCGAGGTTGCTATTTTAGACGGGGAAGCCCGTATTTGCTATGAATGCTGGAATAACCTCGTTATCGCAGAAGCAGAAGAAGAATGAATCACTTGTATACAAACGCTTATATACCTGTATACATACGTAAGGATATGAGCGGAACAGTGATACGGCCCAGACTTTATTGGAGATACAAGAAAGACGGAAAATGGACTTGGAAACCTGCAGAAAACAAGTTTTGCGAATGCAAGATTCCTTGTTTTGTATATTGCATCCAAGACCCTCCTATGGAGGAAGAAGAATGAAGTATAAACAACTGTTTAACGAAGCCCAAGACTTGATTGCGCTATTGCATCAAGAAATTAAACAACTTAAATTGAAGTTGGAGGAAGAAGAATGATCATCTGTATCAAACATCGTTATTTAGATCAGATGGGAACAACTCCGTGTCCGGAGTGTGAAGAAGAATGAATATTTGTAATTATAACAGATGCAGTTTATGCGGCAGCTGGAGATACCCATCTTGTGGGTGTTGGAGATGACCTGTAACGATCTAACTTGCAGAGTATGCAATGTTGACAGGAATCGATTGTGCCCCAATGAATTGGCGTTTCGCCGGAATAAGACCCCGGATTCAATCTTGAAAACGGGTGAGGCACGTATAGTACAACATCAACTGGCCCTTTTTGGATCAGGAGATTTTTGTAGGCTTGGATGTTGCGACTTTTCCCAAAAGTGGGTAAAACATTCATGCAAGAGAACGGAACGTTCTTAGAACTTCACCTTCGGTGGAAGAGGCGTGAAGGTGAGAGAAGATAAGTCCGCTTATGTTCGCTCAGTCGTAGACCCCACAGT